CTGCATATGCTTTAGCATAAGTAACCTTTTTGTCAGAGGCATAGGACTTAGCCATTGCTTCCAGTTTAGCTTCGGCATCATCGAAGTCACCATTGACATCTGACTTACCAAATTCTTCCATCTTCTGCTCAAAAGCAGCGTCAGCAGCCTTAAGAGCTTCCATGAGGATTTCCATGTCATCCATCTTAGAAACAGCAGTCAAAAGAGACTTAGCTACTTCAACTGAGAAGTTCGGGAGTTCCGCTTCTGCTCGCTTCGTGAGGGCCGTATCAGCTTTATCAGCATTGGCTTGCTCAAGAGCTTTAAGGATGGGTGCAGGAACATCAGACTTGTTGATTTTTTCGCCATCGTACTCGATAAACTCCTCTGGAGCCTTCTTTTCGATAGACTCTGCTGTGATTGAATAGCCGTCTTCAATAAGTGACTTACGAAGGCGCTCGTTCTCAGCTTTGAGTTTGTCTGATTTCTCTGTTAGTTCTGTTACTTCGGACTTCAGGGCCTCTACAGCCTCGTCATCCTTAACTTGTGTTTTATCGGTCATGTCTTCTCCTTGGGAAGTATCACGTTTGTATAGAGGAGCCATTGCCAAAGGGTTCGCTGGGCGATCCACCAAGGAAAGTTCCTCTAGTTGGAGTTGTTTGAGGAGATTAGGCAATGTTATATTCCTCTTTGGTTGCGCGACCCCCAATAGAGAAGGCCTTTAGTTCACCAGACTTTACTCGCTTCCAGACTTCATCATCGTAGACCTTATAGGCTACAATCCATCCTTCACGATCACACTGGATTCCGAGAGCTTTGCAAATCTCGTCAGTAATAGGCAGAGAATGAATGACCTGTCCTGTGGCCCCACCCTCATGCATAGTCTTACCAACCCTCACATGCTCCATAAACTCATTGACTGCTTTAACGAGCGTTTCAGCTTCGATAACGTCACCTTGTAGATCAACTACAGGAATACCCTTTTCAGTTACTACTGAACCCCAACCGTAGATAAGACGCTGTTCGTCATCTACCTTGAGGATTTCTCCTACTACTCTAGTTTCAGTCATAGACTTTCCTAAGATTGTTTCAATTACTGCCTGTATGGCGTACTCTAGGACTTCCATACGAAGGTCCATGTCAGAACTATCGTCATCATCAGATTCGCTCTCTGAAGGCTCTGAGGTGCTTTCTGGGGCATAGTATGCCAAATAAGCGTCATGGCTCTCAGCGGGCATAAAAACAGCCTGTCCGTCGTATTCAGCTACATGAACTGCACCACACAGACCTAAATCTCGTGATCTTATCTCAGCCTCAGCTAGAGTTGTGAAGATGTCGTTGGCATATTGAGCCTTTAGGATATCAATGTTCATCTGAGTTCTTCCCACTGGAATGCGAATGAGGCAGTTACTGAGTTTGATGTTGCGTAAGCTGCGAGGGCGAGAGGAATAGGCGTATCAGCGTTAATACCAATACCAAAAGGTAATCTTGAGGTTACTGTCTTACCGAATACTGGAGATACTGCTTGTTTATTACCAGAAGCAATGATACTACTACCAACATTAATGCCACCACTGTAACTAGCCACTGTCGAATTAGCTTCTACTGCTGATACTGTGGCGTCATAAGGTGTCCATGTTCCACCGACGATAGTAGGGTTATACAAGACTTGGGTTACTACAGTACCGCCATCTACAACCACCTCATAACCTTTAGGCTCAAACACGCTCCTGTTCTCAATACTGTTGAAGGTCAGAGAAGGTCTTGCAGCAAAGATTATTATTGCATTGCCAGCGCCAAGAGGAATAGGTATATCCATAAGTTCTGTTGAGAAGGGGTAAGCAACAGTATCTTCTACGCCACCTTCAGATACAACAGTAGAGCAGATATGCTTCATAGACTGAGATGCAGCTACAGCAGTAGTATTCTCTATCTCATACCTAATAGGCAGGTTAGCTGTAGTCATGTAGACAGAATCTAAGTTGTTGGCATTAAGAAACTCGTGGATATAAGTCGTAACACCATCAATGTTTACCCCAACTCTAACTCTACCAACACCCAACCACTCAAGGTCAGCAACAAAGATTTGGGTCTTAGTGAAATCAATAATAAAGTCAGGGTAAATAAGGTTCCACTCAGATGCATATATCTTTCTAGCATCACTAGGAGTTCCTAAGACATTGTTTCTTAGCAGTACGTATTGACCACCACCGTCCTGACCTAAGAAGATACCATTATTAGCGTCACCATAACCTACCATCTTATTAGTACCCGACTGTGAGGCACCAAATAGGAATGTACATAGGATGAGTTGAGACTTACCAGGTTGGTATCTATGGTATGCCTTAGTCTGACGGATTACTTTGTCACCTAAAGCTGTAGTGACAGCCATCTCAACAGAGGATTCATTAGGTAAGTGGGTAGAGGTAGCAGAGCCTACTAATTGTTCATCCCAAAGCAAAGGCTGCTTATCATATTGTAGCTGACTATCGAAAACAGTTACTGCGTTAGCTATTCTAAGTCTTCCGAAAGCATCTCCAGCACCATTGTTAGTGCTTAGGGCTACAGTAGGAACTGTTCTACCGTAACCAGTGAAGTCTTCCCAGAGTTTACGTTCCCAAGAACCTTGTCTAGTCATTATGCTAACTCAGGTGTTACTTTGACGGAGATATATCCGCTATTGGGGAAGGTCTCTACAGTTGTATCAGAATAAGTCACTTCGAACTCACCCCAGTACCAACCTACTGTATCAGTATCTCCAGCAGCCCATGTGTAGACTACAACACCATTAGCAGCGTCTGTGATTGTAGCAGCAGCATCAATCTTAGCTGTGTCCTTAGTCTGATCGTATAAGTGAAAGCGTACTGTTGAACCTGTGAGGTTAATTGCTGTACCACTTGAGTCTGATAGGGTTCTCTCGAAGGCAGGAGAGTCATCATTCTGTTTGATCGTAAAATCAGCCATTTACTATGTTCTTTCCTGTAGAGCCTGCGATTCTATTGATGTTAGCGTTACCTTGGGCATTGTTATCAGAAGACCCTGCTGGTTCTATTCTTCTGGCTGAACCACCGATAGGAACCCAAAGACCAGTACCTGAGGATATAATGCTTGGAGTGCTAATAGAGCCTGTACTAGAGCGTCCTATGACACCTGAGCCAGTTCCTGTGACAATGGATACTGTACTAGACCCAGTGCCAACCCTAGTGATAGTACCTGTGGCTGAACCTGTGACTGCTGTGCTGTCTATAGCACCAGTACCAGACCTAGCTAGAGTACCTGATCCTGAAGTAGTAACTGCTGGAGTACTTGTAGCACCTGAGCCTGTTACGTCAGCCCCTGCTGGGGTTAGAGTACCTGTGCCTGAGGTCGTAGGTGCATAAGCAGTATTAGCAGATGTACCTGTTATTATTCTTGTGCCAGAGCCTGTAGACGTGACTACTGTACTATCTACAGAGCCTGTACCTGATCTAGCTAGAGTACCTGAGCCAGAGGTTGTTGGTACAGTACTATCTACAGAACCAGTAGAAGTAATCTCTCTTGTGCCAGTACCCGAAGATGTCGGCAGAGTGATGACATTAGAACCTGAGCCTGTGATCTGACCCTGTAGTTCTCCAGTACCCGACGTAGTAACTGTAGGAGTACTAATAGAGCCTGTGCCATCTCTAGCTAAGGTTCCTGAGCCTGATGTCGTGACTACCGTACTATCTATAGCACCTGAGCCAGTAGTCTGACCTTGAAGCTCTCCAGTACCTGCTGAAGTTATAACAGGGGTACTAATGGAACCTGAGCCAGACCTGGACATAGTGCCTGAGCCTGAGGTAGTGACTACTGTAGTGTCAGTAGCACCAGTACCCGTGATCTCTCTAAGGCCAGTACCTGAAGACGTAACTACAGTGCTACTTACGGAAGCTGTGCCAGAGCGTGATAGTGTGCCTGAGCCTGATGTCGTGACTACAGTAGAGCTTATGTCACCAGTGCCAGTGATAGCTGATGTTGAATCACCTGTACCAGCCGATGTTACTACAGTACCATCTATGGCACCAGTACCTGTGATCTCTCTAACGCCAGTACCTGACGAGGTAACTACA